AATGCCTTGGGCAAAGGTCTGGAGTCATGCATTTAAAGGTCCTGGTGGATGGTATATTGAGAACTCTCTTACTACTCTTGGACAGACCGATCCTATTGCAGAACTGAATCGTTCTCTTTGGAATAGTGGTCTTGAATCTGATAAAGAAGTTGCACGTAAGCAGAAACGTAAACTGTCTTACTATTCAAACATCTATGTTATTGAGGATCGTGCTAATCCTGATAACGAAGGTAAAGTATTCCTTTATAAGTATGGTAAGAAAATTCACGATAAAATTCTTGCACTAGTACAACCTGATTTTAAAGGTGTAGAATCAATTGATCCTTTTGATCTTTGGAATGGTGCTGATTTCCATCTTCGCATTAAGAAGGTTGCAGGTTTCTGGAATTATGATTCTTCTGTGTTTGCTCCACAGGGAAAACTGGGTGATTTCCCTACAGAAAAATTGAGGGAGATCTTCAATCAGATGCATGATTTGAGTGAGTTTACTGACCCTAATGGCAAGCACTTTAAAACGTATGCTGAACTTGGAGCACGTCTTAACGCTGTGCTAAATAGCAACCGACCAATTTCTAAAGAGGTTATTGATGAAGAGGTAGCATACATGCCAAGTGCTGTTCCTGCTGCAATGAAAGAAGAATTGAGTACATTGAACTCTGGATTTAATGATCCTGATATCACGTCAAGTTCTCCTTTCCTTAGAACTGATGAGTCGAATAAAAACTATGATTACTTCGACCAACTTGCTAACGAAGAGATGTAATATAAAGGGGGGTCTAAAAAAAGATCCCCCTTTTTTTTGTCAAAACGAAATCGACCTTTTAGTTTCAAAAAAAGTCGGGAAAAAAACCCGGCAAAAAATTGGTCAAAAGGGTCGATGATAAATAATCAAGATGTGATTTAGATTTATGCTGTCTACACAATACCGTCTACGACTGGAGTTTATCTGTAAATGTATTGCTAATGGTGAAGAAGTAAAGTTGTCTGATATGATTTGGGCAAATAAACTTGCTAAGGCAAATACAACTGCTAATGAGATGTTAAAGATGGCTAGACGCCAAATAACACAACAGATTGAAGAAGGTAGTTTGGATGATTTTATGAATAGGATGGGTTTAGGAGATCCCGATCCATCCAATTATAAGACGGGATTTGGATCTGCTGATGAGATTGCAGATTGGTTTAATCATGAAAAAAGAGACGATTGGAGGCAACGTGACTAAAACAGAATGTAAAGAGAAATTGATAAAGTATGTCAATGCACAACTTAACAAGTTGAATGCAGAACAATTAAACAAGTTAGTTAAGAAGCATACCACCAAGAGGAAACCTAGAAAGAAACGCAAATGACTGATTATGTCTGTATCCCCATGTGGGATCCTATTTACGAGATGATGCGCTATCATTGGGTACACAAGTCAGAAAAGGATCCTATCCAATTTGTTGAAAATCTCAACCCAGAGCAAGAACTGCTATGAGTAGTAAAATGCTATTCCTAGTTGACATTGGTAATGGTAGATGTGTCAGTCACGATGGATACATTCAAATTGGTATCTTCTCTCATAGTGTAGAGAAGCATCTTGAGTTATGTCCTGAACAGGAATGGCAGGTAACATACTGGATGCCTGATCCATTCTGTATCAGATATCCAAGACCAAACTATCAGCATACTATGAAAGCGAACGAAGGTTCTCCTAAAACTGATAATGCTACTGATAGTCGTCCTAGAGACTTCCCAGACCAAGCAACGAATCGACTTGAGAGAACATTATGAAGATGTGGGAGACAAAATGCTCTGGGTGTGGTAAGATGGTTCCAGCGAATGAAACACCTCAAGTTGGACACCAAGCACCTGATGGCAGTTGGGTAAATTCGTTATGCAAACCTTGTTGGTTAAAATCTAAAAAATGAACATCATTGTCCCGATGAGAATAACTGGTAGTATCCTAGTGATTACTGCCTATTTTGTTGTTCTTCACATTAATACAACTCTTGGAGTTGCATTACATTTTGTTGCAGATATGATTTCAGTACCATATTTTGTACTGACAAAATCATGGGATGTGGTTATAATGCTTATGTTCCTCCTAGCAATCAGCTTTAGTAAACTTTTAGTATGAACATCTTTGTTAATGAATTAATTAATATTTCTTTTTAGTGTTTCTGATACAAACTCGGTACTAGTAGTAAATTTCATTTCTTTAGTAAAGATATCAACAAACTCTTCTATTAGATCTTCCTTTAAGATATAGATTTTCTTCTTTTTATCATTTTCACGAGTTTCATATACTAGATTATTTACTGGTCCTCTAGATTCTTCTGCTAATTTTTCATTTCCACGTGGATCGATGAATCTAAATGACTCGCCAACTTCAATACCACCTTGTAAAATTACTCTTTCATTGAATCTTTGTTCTAAAGTTTCATAGTGATGAATGCCACCAGGATTTCTGTATTTTCTTTCTATGTAATTCGTTAAAGTGCTAGTATTTCTAGGCCAATCTGAGTGTATATTTCTAATATTATTGATAATCATAATGACCCAATCAAGACCAGGATCTTTGTAGAAGTCATATGCTATTGTGTCTGGTCTTTCGTGATCCTGTACAAAGTAATCTTGAAATACAGTTGCTCCTTCTAAAACTTCGTCGATTACTTTAATACGTCCAAAAATATTCTTAATACGAATAAAATTACCATCATATGGATTTTTATCGTATTTTAGATATAGTATATCGGGTATTTTGTCGAAGTATGCCATGTTTCGTTAAAGATGAATTTTAATTAGGAGGATTAGATGGTCTTCCAGCACCATTTGTGCCTGTTCCAAATGAACCATCGCGACCAGATCCAGTATTTCTTTGAGATTGTCCTATTAGTTTTCTCATTCCATCAGTTCCACCTCTGACGCCAAAACCAAGATCAGTTGGATCTTCAATATCAATGATATCTTTTCTTGTGAGGTTTGTAAGTTCTACGAAGGATAAACTCAAACTTACTGCAGTAACAAAATTATTTGGAGTTAATGAAATTACGTTATTTGGGGTGTAATTAACGTTTACTGATTTTAAACCACAATATCTAGTTTGTGGTAAGAATGAACTAAAATTTGTATTGTTTTGTAAGGTAGTTGTTCTATTACCTAATCTGCGACTAACTGTGTTTTTATATTGACTGGGAACAATTCTGAAAATATATGGATATTTTAGGAAAATTGTGTTATTCTTGTTATTTGATGTAGAATCAGGATGCATTGCAAGTTTGAAAAACTTGATAATTTGTCTAATTTCTGTTTCTTCGTCAGCATCTCTAGCAACCATAATATATTTAAAGTCAAAGGATCTGGTATCCATTTTCTCAAAAGTTTGCAAAGTATTATCATTAAATGTAATTCCAAATGAAGCACCAAGAAGATTATCAAGGTCTAAATCTTGTTTTTTTGGAATATCTTTAGTTAATGCATCTGCTAAACCTACTAATACATTTGCTCCAGTTGCTGCTCCAATTTTCCCTGCTTGTTCTGTTAATCCACCTAGAGATTGACCTTGATTAAATGCCGCACCTAAGGCACCAAATTGCATTGCTTGCCAATTTGCTCCATAACTATATTCTAAATTTTGTGGTAAATATAGTGATACTGAACCAATTCCAGATGCATCACCATCTCCACCACCACCAGTAGCTCCAAATGCGGTTGTGAGTGATGTTCCTAAATTATCTAAGTCAGTACCACTAGATAATGGTCCAGATCCTCTTTGAACTTGGTCTCTAATATTTGGGGCACCACCAGCAATTCCAGGAGCAGAACTATAATCGTATGCTCTAAATGTTAGATATGCGCCTGTATTTTCTAGAGTACTTCTAGGGTATTGAAGTTTTATTGACATTATCTACCAGATCTTTGTACTTTGCTTGAACTCACAAAACGATTATTTTTATCATAAAATTGCTCTATGGGCAATGCAGCAAATTCAATAAGGTCCTCATCTGGAACTTCAAAAAATAAGTTATCTGCTCGATTGATAATATATCTATGTAGCAATTTAAATGGAATTTTAACATTACTATTTAGAAACTTTTTAGCAAGTATCATTCTTTGCTTTTCTGTGGTGTAATGAAAATTTGCTCCCATAAATCCATCATCATACATTGTAGTTACTAAAACCAATGGATACTTATCCCAACGTTTTAGACGTGCTTTTGTTTTAGGGTTATATTCAAATAGGTAAAACTTACCTACCATCACATCATCTTTGACATGATCAAAGAGATATTCAAATGCTACTTGTCTTTGACTATGTTTTGTTTTAGCACCTTCTTCTTTGATCTTTTCGATAACACTCATATTTTTAGTTCTTTCTCTGTTAGGATTTTAAATTGCCATTTTCTGTCTTTACAATATTTAGTTGCTGCTCTCCACTTTGCATCATTTACAACATATGTCACGACTTCATTTATATACCTCTTTGTACGACGCTGTTGTTTTTGGGGAGGTGCTGTCTGCTTAAACGGTTTGATCTCGATAATAAATTTCTCCGTCCCCCCAGTTTTAGTTCTTGCTCGGACATAGAAATCTGGGAAATAGCGATGGACCCTATTATCAAGAGGAGAGATGTAAGGGATAACAATTTCTTCACTTCCCCATTGTAAAACATTTGGATTGCTGTCACACCATACCATGAATTTTCTTTCCCATAAAGAGCGGTAGATAACATTTGTAGGGTCCCCCTTATACTTATTTGGATAAGATGGTTTGTACTTTCCACTATATGCCATAAAAAAGTCGCTAAATATAAATATACGCTTCCGCTTCTATTTAGATGAAGATAACCGATGTTATGACGAATATAGTAGGTCCAAATGGACTTGCGTCTTCAAATCGTTATCAAATATCATTCCAATTTGGTGAAAGTCCTGCTCTTGCAGATGCAGTTGGACGTGATTTTATCGGTGTACCTGAAGCAGATATTTATGAAACTAGTGCATTAAATAGTGATGCTGCAAAATTAAGTTATCTTGCAGATGAAGTTAATATCCCTGGATTTAGTATCAGTACTGGTGATTTTGAAGGGCATATGCCTGGAATGAATCAAAAGTATGCTCATACTAAAACGTTTAGAGATTTTACAATTACCTTTTTGATGGACCATGAGCATCTTCCTTATAAGATGCTACATAGGTGGGCAGAATTCATCTTTCCGTTTCAGGTAAGCAATGGTGTTTCTATTGAAAATAGTAATACTGGACCACTTTTGAGGAATTATGTTCTAACTAATTATTATAATGATTATACCTGCAATATGGTCATTGATAAAGTTGAACCTACATTTGGTGAGAGGGACACGTCTAAAAAACTACGTTCAAAATCTACACTATTCCTT